CGATGGTGGTACTGCGAGAGCAGGTAGATCATATATTGTCGGAGAACGTGGCCCTGAGATGTTTACTCCAGGAGTTACAGGTACAGTTACTCCAAACGAATCTCTTGGTGGGTCAACAAATATTGTAGTAAATGTAGATGCTTCTGGTTCTTCTGTTGAAGGTGATGAAGAACAAGCTAATCAGTTTGGCTCTGCTATAGCTACTGCTATACAATCTGAATTAATAAAACAAAAACGTCCTGGAGGTTTACTTGCATAATGGCTACCTTTCCATCAATCACTCCAACATACGGAGTTCAGAAAAAATCAAAACCTAATACAAAAATTGTTAAGTTAGGTGATGGCTATGAGCATAGATTGTTGTTTTCACTAAATCAAAACCCTAAAATATTTAATTTAACTTTTGAAGTGTCAGAAACAGATTCAGATACTATAGAAACTTTTTTAGATGCAAGAGCAGTTGATAGTGCCAGCTTTACATTTACTCCACCAGGAGAATCTAGTTCTTCTCAATTTGTATGTGATGCTTGGAACAAATCAATACCTTATTTAAATCGTGCAAGAGTACAGGTAACATTTAGAGAAGTATTTGAACCCTAATGCCAATACCAGTATCAGAACTACAGAAGATTAATCCTAGTTCAATAATAGAACTTTTTACCTTGACCCTAGATAGCACATTACATGGATCTACTGCCGTCCAAAGATTTCATGCTGGTTCTAATGATTTAAATAATGGTGATGTTATATGGCAAGGTAATACATATCAGAAGTTTCCATGTCAGGCAGAAGGTTTTGAGTTTGATGGTTCGTCAAGATCTATTCCTCGTCCTACTTTTACTATCAGTAATATTTTAGGAACTATCACTGCTTTGTTTGCCACTGTTAATGCTGTTACTGCTAATAATGATCTAAATGGTGCAAAATTTACAAGGATAAGAACACTTGCTAGATATTTAGATGCTGCAAACTTTACTGGCGGTACAAATCCATTTGGAACACCTGATACAACACAAGAATTACCACAAGAAATATATTTTATAGATAGAAAAGTAGTTGAAAATAGAGAAGTTGTACAGTTTGAGCTTGCATCTGAACTTGATTTAATTAATTTACAATTACCTAAAAGAGTAGTTACAAGAGATTTATTTCCTGGTGTTGGTACGTTTCTTAATCAATGACCTGGCAAGAAGATGCTTTTGTTCATGCAGAACAGGAAGCACCCAGAGAATCATGTGGACTTCTTGTTAATTATCAAAACAAAGATAAATATATACCTTGTAAAAATTTAGCTTTACATAATGATCTACAGTTTTTGTTAGATCCTTTGGATTGGGCTGATACGGAGGATAAATATGGAAGAGTTTATGCTGTAATACATTCACATCCGATTGGTACGGAGCATCCTAGTGAGGCAGATGTTATAAGTTGTAAACGATCCAATAGAACTTGGTATATTATTGGACTAAAGACAAAAAGATGGTTTAAATTTAAGCCAGCAGATACAATAAAAACATTACAGAGAGATCCATGCTTAAAACAGTAAAACTATATGGAGATCTGGCAGACTTTGTAGGGTGGAAAGAGCAAAAGGCTGAAGTAAGAAATACTGTTGAGGTGATGCGTTTCTTACGTTGTAATCACCCAAAGTTAGAAACATACATGATGGATAAATATTATCGAGTGGATATTGGTGGATATGATGCGACAGAAGATGATTTATTAAATCCAATAAAAGATGAAATTAAAATTATACCTGTAGTCGAAGGTGCTTTTATTTTTGCTTTATTAGGTGCTGCTTTAATCGGTGCAGGTAAGACATTTCTTGCAAGTGTACCATTTCAATTAGGTTCGATTGCTGTAACTTTAGGTACAGGCTTGATACTTCAAGATATAACTAACTATCTAACACCAAAACCAAAGTCGATGTCTTCTTTAGAACCAGAAGATGCCACTGTTAACTTTGCCTTTAGTGGGGTTTCTAACGTATCAAGAGCAGGGGTAGCTTTACCTCTTGTTTATGGTGATATTTTTGTTGGAAGTATAAACGTATCAAATGGAATTGATACAGACCAGATTGAGGTTTCTGTATAATGTCAGAAGATCCATTTGGTTTAGAATCTGGTGATGTTTTCCAAGCTCACTATTTTGGTGAGATTTCAGATCAACACCTTGATGGATATTTAAAAGAATTTGGTGGTGACGGACTTGGGAACAAAATAGTTTTTGACGCTGCTGGAAAATTAGTCGAAATAAATGGAGTTATTGTTGAGACAGGTGCTTATAGTCAGTCAGGAACAACTGCAACAATAGTACAAGCTGGCGATCAACCAATAGCTGTTGGAGACATACTAAATTTAATTTTCAATGTAGGGGCTGGTAATGAAGTCAGAGAAGACTTAGCAGTTGCTTCAGTTATTTCAGACTCATCTTTTACCGTTACAAGACCAAATTCTGAGACTGTTACATCAGAAGTAGTCAGTTTTTATAAAGAAGATGTTCCCTTAGCTGGAAATTATTCTCAATCAGGAAATACTGTTACTGTCACTCATAGCGGTACAGAAACATTAGCTGTTGGTGATGTCGTTGACCTAAATGTCACCTCTGGTTCTGGCACAACAGAAAACGTGACTGTAACTTCTGTCACTTCTTCAACAGAATTTAAGGTTGCAAGCAGTACTTCTGTTTCAACATCAGGTAATGCTACTTTCACAAAGCAAAATACTGAAAATAGAGTTGCAGGTAATGTTGATGGTATCTTCACTACAACAGATTCAATATTATCTAGTAAACAATCAAATGATCTTATAGATGTATTATCAGAAGGAGAAATTGCTGGTTTTCATTCTCCTTTACAAGCTGGTCTTACACAAGGTACTGATAAATATAATATCGCAGCATTAAAAGATGTTTTTCTTGATGGAACGCAGGTATTAAAAAGAACAGCAGATATTAATAATTTAACTGAGGGTGATTTTAATTTTACAAGAGAAGATATTAGTTTTGAATCTAGATTTGGTACGTCTAATCAAACTGCATTAGATACGATTAATGAAATAGAATCTGAAACTGCTGTAGGTGTAGAAGTTACAAAAGCAACACCAGTATCAAGGTCAATATCAAGTCAAATAGATAAATTAAGAATTACTATTGTCTTCCCTTCATTACAAAAATTTAATACAGATGATGGATCTACAAATGGCACACAGGTCAATTTATCTATAAAAATTACAGAGAATAATGGTACAGAACATAGAGTCATAAATGGAACAAAAGGTGCTGTAATTGGTAAGACAAATACACAGTATTTTAGAGATTATATTATTAAAGGTCTATCAAATCTGAACTATCCAATAACTGCTACTGTCACTAGAGTTACAAATGATTCTACTGATACTAATTTACAGAATAAATTTAGCTGGTCGTCTTTCACCGAAATTACAGCAGAACAAAGAGCTTATGTTGATATTGCACACGTTGGATTACGTTTCAATGCTGAATCTTTTAGATCGATACCGACAAGAACTTACAGAATAAGTGGAATTAAAGTAAAAATTCCTCACAACTCAACTGTCAGATCTGATGGTAGTTTATCTTTCAGTGGTACTTTTAATGGCACGTTAAAAACAGATAAGGAATGGACAAACGATCCAGCTTGGGTTTTATATGACATTCTTACAAATACACGTTATGGTGCATCAATTCCAGAAACAGCAATAGACAAGTTTGCCTTTTATTCTGCTTCTGAATACAACTCAACTCTTATTGATGACGGATCTGGAACAGGAACAACCGAAGCTAGATTTAGTTGCAATGTAAATATCAATAATCAGAAGGAAGCATTTGAACTTATACAGGATCTTTGTTCTGTAATGCGAGTACAAGCTTTTTATGAAGCCGGCAGTATTACGATTTCACAAGATAGACCATCTGACCCTGTTTATACCTTTAATATTTCTAATGTCACAGAAGGTGGCTTTTCATATAGTAACCAAAGTCAAAAAGCTAAATTTACAAAGATAAATGTAGGTTTCTTTGATATGACAACTCAGTCTATTGATTATGAAACAGTAGATGACACTACAGCACAGTCAAGGTATGGAATAAAAACACAGACTATTAAAAGTTTTGCCACAACATCAAGAGGACAGGCTTCAAGAATGGCGAAATGGTTACTCTTTAACCAGAATAATTCTTCTGAGATTGTTAACTTTACTATTACAGCCGAAGCAGGTGTTTTGGTACGTCCAGGACAGATAATATCAGTGGCAGATGAGGTAAAACAGGGAGTCAGAAGAGGAGGAAGAATAAAAACAGGTATCAGTACTACTCAAATAGAAGTTGATGATACAGCATCCACTGATCTTGTTACTTCTAATACTGCAAAACTATCAGTGATCTTATCTGATGGAACGCTTGAGACAAAAGAGATTAGCGGCATATCAGGTGCTACTGTTACTGTTTCTTCTGCTTTTTCTTCTGTTCCACAGGCAAATAGTGTCTGGGTTATAGAAAATACAACACTAGAACCAACAACATGGAGAGTTGTAAACGTACAGGAACAGGAAAATCTTACATTCAGTATTACAGCAGCGTCACATAACAGTGGTAAGTATGCCTTTGTAGAAGATGGCACAGCTTTGCCAACAAAAAACTTTACTTTAATTACAAAAAAATTACCTGCACCAGAAAACTTATCTGCTTCTGAATCACTTATTGTTATTAATAACAAAGCAGTTGCAAGATTATCAATATCATTTGCTGCTGTTAAAGGTGCAATAGGTTATTATTTACAATACAAATTTGAAAATGGAAACTTTATCAATCAACAAGTAAAGGGTACAGATTTTGACCTTGATAATATTACTAATGGTAAGTTTGTTATCAGAGTATTTTCTATAAATGCAATAAATAAATTAAGTGAAAGACCTAATGAAATTGAATTTACATCTGTTGGCAAAACTGCCTTACCTGCTGACGTACAAAATTTAAGAGTGGAAACTATATCAGATCAGTTGATGAGATTACGCTTTGATAAATCCACTGATATTGATGTATTACATGGTGGAAACGTAGTCGTAAGACATAGCAATTTAACAAATGGTAGTGGTACATTTACTAATTCTGTTGACTTAATCCCTGCCTTGCCAGGAGCAGTAAGTGAAACAATGCTACCAGCTATTGATGGGGAATATATTTTAAAGTTTAAAGATGATGGTGGCAGGTTAAGTTCTGGAGAAGCATCTGTTGTTGTTGTTAATCCCGATCCATTACCTAAACTTCTTGTTTTTAATGATAGAGAAGATACAGATTCACCTCCTTTTGGCGGTACAAAAGTAGATTGTTTTTTCAGTGCAGAAGTTAATGGTTTAGTTTTAGGATCTACAGAAACATTAGATGATGTTACAGATTTTGATGCGATCTCATCATTTGATTTTCTTGGTGCTGTAGATACCACAGATGGTGGTACTTATGATTTTGCTAATATTCTTGATCTTGGTGTTGCTCAACCATTAAGACTTACAAGACATTTTGTGACGCAAGGTTTTTATCCTAATAATCTGATTGATAGTAGATCAGGTAATATTGATACTTGGACTGATTTCGATGCAGCCACAGCATTTGATGTCAACGCTAAACTGTTGGTAGCAGTAACATCTGATGCACCTTCCAATGGTTCTAGTTATCAGGATAGTGATTTTGCAGGTAAAACATTTAATACTTTTGCTAATGGAACTCATGTTGGTAGAGGATTTAAATTTAGATGTGAAATGTTAAGTTTTGACCCTGCACAAAGTATTGAAATAGATCAACTTGGTTATAAGGCAGAGTTAGAAAGAAGAACAGAACAAAAAAGTAATATTAGTAGTGGTACAGGTGCATCTGGTCTTGCTGTGACTTTTGATAATTCATTCTTTACAGGTGCAAGTGGAACAAGTGTTAGTGCTGGTAGTCAATTACCTAGTATTGGAATTACTGCTAATGATTTATCAGCTAATGAAAGATTTGAACTTACAAGTATTACTGGAAGTGGTTTTAATATAAAGTTTCTTAATGCTGGAAATGCTGTACAAGATAAAACATTTAGTTATACTGCGGTAGGTTTTGGGCGTGGTAGTTAAATTTAAAGTAAGATATACTTAAAAGAAAAAGTGAGTTAAGTAATGGCTACACATGATTATGTTATAGATAACTCCACAGGAGCTAACGTCAGGGCTGATATTAATAATGTTTTAGCTGCGATTGTAAGTAATAATTCTGGATCATCAGAACCAGCCACAAAGTATGCATATCAATGGTGGGCTGATACTTCTGCTGGTGTTCTGAAAATAAGAAACTCAGCTAATAACGCATGGGTAGAACTTTTGCAACTTGATGGTACGTTAACTCTTGAAGATGGCTCTGCAAGTACACCAGCATTAGCTTTTAGAGATGATTTAAATACAGGTATTTTTAGTTCTGCTGGTGATACTTTTAATATTGCTACTGGTGGTGTTGAGAGAATGGAGTTAGGAGCTACAACAGTATTTAATGAAGATGGTGCAAATGTAGATTTTAGAATTGAAGGCGATAATAATGCAAATTTGTTTTATCTTGATGCTGGTAATGATCGGGTTGGGATTGGATTAAATAACCCAAATGATACTTTTCATGTTTTTCATGCAACAGATAATTTAGTAGGAAGATTTGAAAGCGGAGATACTGGTGCAGGAATAACACTTAAAGATAATACACATGTAACATCACTTCTTACTACTAATGGTGCTTTTGAGATTAATGTTGATTCGGGTGGTGATATAACTGGGGAATCTCTGGCATTTAAGATAAGTGGATCTGAAAAAGCTAGATTTGATTCGTCTGGAAGGTTGAATATTGGAACGGATCTTAGTGATTCAACAATGGCAAGTGTAGCAGGTCTTGTAAATATTCATACAACAAACACAGGAACTCATAATAGTCTTACGCTTTTTTGGGATCACAATAATACTACAACAAATATTGAGCAGAGAATCCAGTTTTCTCTAGGTGATAATGCTAGTGCTGATTCATACGTTAACGCTGGTTACATAGCAATCGGCAAAGCTGACACTTGGGTAGGTAACGCCAACAGAAGTTCTTATTTATCGTTTGCTACTTCTAATGCAGCTACACAAGCAGAACGCATGCGTATAGATTCGGCTGGGAATGTAGGTATAGGGGTAACAGATGTTAAAGCAGCACTTCAAATAAACTCAGACAAAAACGCAGAAACAGATAGACATGATGGATCAAACTATCATTTATTTTTAAGAAATCCAGCAGATGATAATGGTGAAGCCTGTGGACTTGCTTTTTCAGTTACTTCTAATGCAACCAAAACAGGTGCAGCAATCATGCACGAGCGTGAAGGTGGTGGTTCTCAAGGAAGCTTGCAGTTTTACACAAATGGTGATGGAAATAGTGTTTCAGAACGCATGCGTATAGATTCGTCTGGAAGAGTTCATATTGGAAATAGTGGTTTAGGTGCTACTTCATCAGCAGATGATTTAACTGTTGGTAATCTTTCTGGCGATCATGGAATTACAATACATTCTGCAACAGATAGTGCTGGATTTATTTGTTTTGGTGATACAGATACCACAGGAATAGGAAGTAGAGATGGAGTAATTCGTTACCAACAAAGCGATAATACTATGCGTTTTGCAACTAATGGTAATAATGAAAGGATGCGGATTGGCGATAATGGGGAATTTTTGGTTGGCAGAACTAATACAATTAGTGTTGATGGTAAAACTGTCAGTCATGTTTTTGAGCAACTTTTTAGTAATGCTTTTGCTCTTGGTATTCATGCTGAGAAAACAAATAAATACGGCATGGGGATTTTCTACACGTCTGGAGGAACAGCAAACAATTTCTTAGTATGTAATATTAATGGCAGTAATAAGTTTGAATTAAAAGGCAATGGAGGTCTAGCAAATGTTCAATCAAATGATGTTAACCTTTCAGATATAGCAGTCAAAAAGAATATAACCGATGCAACAAGCACCATTAATGAGGTTAAACAATGGGAGATAAAAGAATTTCATTACACAGAAGATGATGATATTTCAAATAAAAGATATGGTGTTATAGCGCAACAGGTAGAAACTATTGATCCAAGAATTGTAACAAATTATGATTCAAAATTAAAAGGTGTTAAAGAACAACAGATGTACTGGAAAGCAATTAAGGCATTGCAAGAAGAAATAGTAAAACGTGAAGCACTAGAAGCAAGAATTGTTGCTTTAGAAACTAATTAGTATAATTAAATAACTTAAATTAATTTTATGGCAACACCACAAGAACTTTATGACGAAACAAAAACTCGTCTTGATTTAAATATTGCAAAATTACAAATGCTTCAAAGAGAAATACAAGAAAAACAAGCTGAATTACAGCAATTAACACAACCAATAATGGAAGATCAAGGTGCATTAAAACAACTTGAAAAACTTAGTGATGTTGTACAACCTGTAGAATCAAAGTAAAATAAAATAAAATATTATTTATCATGGCTGTTACTTGGAATGTTGTTTCTTTAGATGCAACAAAAACTGTCGGTTCTTTATCAGACGTTATAACAACTGTTCATTGGACTGCTAGTGATGCAGACGGAGATCATACTGGTTCTGCTTATGGTTCTGTAGGACTTGCTGCTGCCGATAGTGGTTCGTTTACTGCTTATGCTTCTGTTACTAAAGATAATGCTGTTGCATGGGCTAAAGCTGCTATAGGTTCGGATGAAGTAACAGCTATTGAAACAGGTATAGCTGCTCAGATAACAGAATCAAAAACACCAACTAAGACTTCTGGTGTACCTTGGTCATAGTATAAACTGACCAGTATTTATTGAATTAAATTTTAAATCGTTTAAGATATATTTTTAATTTTTAAAAAATGATCAAAAGAGTATTAACAATAGCTGCTGC